ATGACAAATCGACCGTTATTGGATGCAAGCACTGAGATCGATCCATCTTTTTATTCTGCCAAGATGAAACAAGATGATGAAATTGATTTAATTGAGCTTTTTTCTATTCTCTATAAATCTAAATTGTTGATTACTATTTTTGTTGTGGTTTTCACCGCTGCCATTTTTTGCTGGTCGCTATTTTCTCCGCAAAAATGGAAAAGTGAAGCCTAGATTGTTCAACCTACTACTCAAGAACTGTTTAAGCTGAATGAATTCCTTAGCCAGTTAAAAGTACTGGATATAGAAACAAATATTGATGCTCAGCAGGTTTATGCCAAATTTCTTGACGCTTATCGTTCGCAGCTGTTACAGGAAAATTTTCTAAAAAGTAGCGACTATTTTCAGCGGTTAGTTAAATCTTCAGAGTCCCAATCGTTAGAAAGAGAACAACAGCTTTTACGTGATATGATAAATAATATTACTGTTGGCAAAGTTACTGATGCGCCGCGCGATATTTGAAGCCAAAACGTGCGATAAATGGTGGGTTACTTTTGTTTCCATCAGTGCAACGAAATTACACTGTTATTTTTCATCAGAGTCATTTTGGCCTGTTCGAGCATTCTGGTTAACTGGACAATATTTGTAGATGCTAGCTAATGAGACGCCATACAGTAATGCCAGCTGCTTTCTACTATGACCGGACTCGAGTAATTTTTTAGCCTGTTCTTGCTGTGCGGAAGATAATGAGCAAGGTCTACCCCCGATACGTCCTCTGCTTCTTGCTGCGGCTAAACCTGCTTTAGTACGCTCAACAATCAGTTCCCGCTCCATCTGTGCCAACGCACTCATCACATGAAAGAAAAAACGACCTGCGGACGTAGAAGTGTCAATGGCATCCGTCAAACTATGAAAATGAATACCTTCATCTTCAAGTTTGGATATTAAAGTAATCAAATGTTTAATGCTACGACCCAGCCTGTCCAGCTTCCAGACTACCAAGGTATCGCCCGATTTCAGGCACTTTAATGCACGTTTTAACCCAGGTCTCTGGTCTGTTTTTCCACTGATTTTATCCTCAAAAATCTGCTCGCAATTTGCACAAACGAGCGATTTTCGCTGTAAATCGGTATTTTGGTCATTTTTTGACACCCTCATATAGCCTATTTTTGCCATTCTTAACCTTTTCTCACTCTCTATAAGCCTTTTAATTGCTTGGTTTGGTCAAAATTTTAGCTAAATTCTCGATGTTATAAAACCTTGGTTTAACAGAAACGGTCGATTGTGCAAAAAATGCGCTTGATAAACGAACTGGCGGAACGGTCAATGGCGACATTATTTCACAGGGTGGTCAACTCTTACTAAAGGGGGACAACCGCAAGCATCTGGGGTTTCATAATCAGGACGGTAGCGTTCGCATGTGGCTCTACAAAGACAAGGGAGGTGATGGCGTTCGGTTAAACAACGGCAATGACGGTGGCGGAGATTGGGTATTCAATAAAAACGGGCATCTTTACTCTCCCCAGGCACTCCATGCCGCAGGAGCGACCTATCAAGAGGATGGGAATATCCACGGTTCGGCTTGGGGCGGGCATTTAAGCAACTGGTTAAATCAGAACTGTGTGCTTAATGTTCAACTGGGCGTGCGACAGGTGAATCCTGGCTTCAGAGGGCGATGGGATACGCCCAGTGGTTGTGTTATTACGTCTGCATCAGGCGATAGCGATAACTGGATTGATGCACAATATGCGCCCGTTCAAATATGGAAGGCCGGCCATTGGGCCACGATTGCGGGGTGATGAGATGAAATTAATCAATGTAAGACGATATATTCCCGATGAGCTTTTTTTGGGCGACGGGATTCAATATTTTATTGATGAAACAGGAAAAGACTGGTTTAACTCACTGTCTCTGTTCACTAAAAAGTATGCGCTGGTTGTGGAGCCTGATAGCGGTATTGTCCGTGGTATCACTGAGGATGTATCTCGTCTGTATCCGGCAGGTTTTAACGTAGTAGAGGTCGATACGTTGCCTGAGGGATGTGACTGCATGGGCGGGTGGATTTTTGATGGTGAGAAGATCATCTCGCGTGTCTACACCCCCGATGAGCGTCAGGCACAAGCGAGGCAAAAACAAACCCGTCTACTCCAGGAAGCTGCCAGAGAAATGGCACCGTTGCAAGACGCGTCCGATCTGGATATGACAACGGACGCCGAAAAAGCCTCGCTGCTGGCATGGAAAAAATACCGTGTGCTGCTTAACCGGGTCGATATCAGTGCTTCGCTGGATGGTGATATTGATTGGCCCCAACAGCCTGATAAAAATGCATAAGGCGCAGTATTATGCTGCCCTCACGATGTAGTTAAAAGCAATATTGCGAGGACGGTTTTCGTTTGCAGTCGGTACTACACGAGAAGCATTAAAAGAAGATACAGATCCCCAATCATCAGATTCACCACCATGAACGGCGGCATTGTGTTTTTTATCTATTCTGAATGCACCATCTGCTAAAACTGGAGGCGCGCCCCATCCTTGCCGTGCATATCCGATCCGACCGGTGATATTCCTGATAGCATCACCCTGAGCGCTCAATATATTACGTCCGGTATCTACCTTGCGCCCAGCATCCCAGCCCCGGATAAATTCCCCGCGTAAATCAGGTAGCTTGCCTGAAGGATAAGCAAGCGCTAAAAGTGGACACTGTTTTTTATCAAAGCTCTCACCGTTACATATACGCCAACCTGCCGGCGGTTTTTCAGTGGGCCAAGGCAGAGGAACACCGACGGGGATTTCGACACGTAATATTTCTGGCGTAATCGCATGGACATCTGTGGCGGTTAGTTGAACATCCTGAGTGAGGGTTTTACCGTTAATTTTACGATGATTCGGTGTTGCATTTTTCGCCAGCTTTATCGTTTCCGTTAAACCAAGGTTTTTCAGGAATTGATTTTTGTCTGGGATGTCAGCCCCATTTTCATTTTTTGCCAACTTTTGGCTTAACAATTGCGTCACGCTTTCGGCAAATTTCGGGTTATTGCTGATGGCCTGCGCCAGCTTGTTCAGCGTATCTAAATCGGATGGCGCATTGTCGACAACGGCATTGACCCGATCATTGACCAGTTTAGGCGTCGCTGCGGTGCTCTCGTCCTGGCTGTAGGTGGCATTACTCAGCTGCACAAACCCTTTCGCTGCTAATGTGGCGTCTGGATGGTTGCGCGAATTGGCATGGGACTCCAAAGCCGCCTGCGTGCCTTCCAGCTGATGCTTTAGCCAGGCGGTGCGGTTGGCCAATTCCCTGGGTGGTCGGTTGGTGATGCCCTCCGGGCCACCCAATACCGGGTCTGAGGTTTCTATCTGGTAAATGCCGTCTTCCCATGCCGGGGATTCTTTCAAATAACTCATCTTAGCTGCTCCCATGATTATAAACTCCGTCATACTGGGCGGTGTGGTTATAGCGTAACGGGACGGCGGTATAATCGAGCGCCGCCAGTTCACAACGGGCCGGGGCAAACGCCGCCAGCGTCTGGCGTAACAGCGCCGCCTGGTCATTGGTAATAATCTGTTTCAATACCACCCGGTAAAGCGCCCAGCGGCATTCCGTGGGCCAGGCACGGGTCAGGGTTTCCCCCAATGCCGCTTCCCCTTCGCTCAGTTCGACCTCCCCAAAGCCCAGGCGGCGAATGACTTCACGTACCGCCCAGGGGGTGCCTTTATAGCGATGCAGTTCAATGGCGTTTTTCAGCATCGCCCTGCGGGCATCATCGGACTCCGCCAGATGCCAGCCATTATCGCCGGTCAACGACAGCTGTTCAGCCAGCCAGGGCAAGGCGCTGGTTTCGGTCATATCCATCAGGTAAACCAGCAGCGGCGTCAGGTCAAGCTGCTGTAATCGGCCCGCCAATATCGCCAGCCACTGAAAACGGCTATCGTCGGCTAATGGCGGAGGCAGTAAGGTCTCGCGGACAGAGGTATCGGGTGTGATATCAGTCATTGACCACTCCGGCTAAATTCAGGTCGATGTTTTCACACCAGGGCCATTCGTTTTCTTTCACCACCTGCAGAGCCGGTTGTTTTAGCTCGACGCTGTAAACCCCGTTGGCCGAGAGGGTGGCCTGTATCTGGCTGGGAACGATATCACGCCCCAGTTGTGCGGCCTGCTTGTCAACATAACGCTGGGCGGCCTGCTTCACGGCGGCCATGACCTCGGCGCTATCGTAGCCAGCATAAACGCGGATAGCCGCTTCAATCCGGTAAGTTACCTTAACCGGCGAAGCCACCTTAACGGTATCCGTCAGCGGGCGCACCTTTTCGTCAGAACAGGCCCCGTTAACCAGCGCCAGCAAGGTGTCGGATGGCAGGCCGGTTTTAATCAGCGGATAAAGCGCCACCGTACCCGGTACCGGGCGCATCACCGCCACATCGCGGATATCCTGATGGGCACTCATGGCATGAAAGCGGTACGCGTCGCGCGAACCGGCGTTGCTAAATGACGCGGGGGCCAGTCGGATACGCTCACGCAGATGCGCATCCTCTTCCGGGTCAGCGCCACCGGTACTGGGTTCAGTATTCGTCACGCTCAGGTCTGCATCGTTGATGCCGTCGAGCAAGGTGCTGATTTGCGCCGGTTGCCAGCCGTTGCCGAGCATGCCGCGCTCAGTACAGGTGGCCGTCACGCTGACGGTAGTGTCGCTCAGGGTCACCGCCTCATCGGTGGCAAAAACAATACTGTCGCGGGCGCTGACGCGCGTGCCGGCCGGAATGACCAGCGGCGTGTCGGGGGATTCTTCGAGCTGAAACCGTAGGCGGGTACGCGCTGCTGCCGCCGACAAGCGATATACACCGACCAGTTCACCCAGATAGTCCAGCATCGGGGCGCGGGCAAAGGCCACCAGATTCTGCTCGGCAGTATCCTGGATCGCCAGGCGTACCAGCGCCTCACGGTAAGCCATCAGGTTAATCAGCAGCCGTTCATCCTGCGCCGGATAGAGCGTCTTGCCGCTGACTTTTTCATACCAGGCTATCATTTCAGCGGTCAGCGCCGCCGCATCGGTGTTGACAAATACCGGCTTCTTGTCCGTTAACGCCATGCGACCTCCGTCATCTGTGGTGTGCCGTCCGTTATCGGCTGCCAGCGTACCCGCAACCAGAGATGTTCTGCTTCAGCACGCGGTTTCACCTCAAGGAGTTGTATTCGTGGCTCCCAGCGCCGCAGTGCGTCGACCGTCTCTCTGACGACATGGGGGATAGCTTGCTCGGTAGGCATATCCAGATAGCGGTACAGGTTGCTGCCAAAATCGGGCCGATGCAGGTCTGTACCACAGGGCGTACACAGAATGATACGCATGGACTGCGCAATATCGGCCAGCCCGGAAACACGTTCGCCGGGACGGTTCAGCGCGGGCTGCCAGTAAACGGACGTTGCATAATCATTTTTCATACGGGCAGCATGACACAGGCGGGCAACAAGGGGTATTAAAGCGCATTAAAGCCTGTGTCACCGATCATGCAAAACTGATCCACTTTGCCAATTTAAGCGACTCCATCCTCAAAAAAAAATGTTCAGAGGAATCGACTAAAATCCAACATGCAAGATGACTCAAAGTACACTCATATTGAACCTGCCACATCAGTAATATCCCTAAACCAAAAATCGGCTTAGCCGTGGGCTGGCGCTGTTTTATGCGCTATGTCAGTAATGAGGTTAGCTTCACTTACGTATCGGCGAAATGAAACTTATGAGAACTTTATGAGTATTTTTTTCGCCTTCCATGCCTACGGCATAAAAACAATAAATGGACAGGGGTGGATCAGTTTTACTTTAGTACTGACAGACACCCCCCCTGTAAGCGTTTATATCGGCTTGCCGGTTGGCCTGCCCTCATGACCATTACTGTGCTGATGGTTCTCCAGTGACACCTTACCGGCTTGGATATCACCGCTGGCCTTGATATCGCCGTTAATGGTGGCTGCCGCCCCACTGCCACCGGAGCCGCTCATACCGCCCAGGTAAGTGAGTTGCTTCTGCACCGTCAGGTTACCGGTCGTAAGGGTATCTGGCGCATCGAGTATGAGCTGTTGACTCGCTTTCACCGTCGCATTTTGCGTCTGGATATGCACAGTGTCCAGGGTGGTCAGTATCAGGGTCTGGAGGGTGCCGCCGACGGCCATCACATGGGTTTTGCGGTCATACTCGACAAAGGTGCCATCGGCAAAATCGACCCGGCGTTTGTCGCGTGACGCAATCGCCGGTCGGTCGACCTGTGAATAGACCGCGCCGAGCACCACACCATCATCGCCATAGGGGTCAAGTAACAGTTTGACCTGCTCGCCAATATCCGGTAGCCAGTAGTCCTTGTTATTCTGTGTGTTGCGCTGCAATACCTCAAGCCAGGCAGTACGCAGATTATCCAGCTCAGGCAAACGAACGCGTACCCGCACCGTTTTCTCATCCACCGCACTCACCGTGCCCGTGGTAAATTTGATACCGCTCATCGTTTTTTCTCCTGTGCAACGGGGGTTTCTGTTGCCACCACGCCAATACTGCCGTCGGCTTTTTTGCCGATGACCATAAGACTCTGTGGCTTGCTGGCCTTGCCTTTTTTATGCGAATTAGCAATCGGCCCCTGGCCTAACTCCAGTTCGCAGGTATAGCCGCTTTGCCGGTTAAGGTCGTGCCGCACCGAGGTGACGAGCCAGACTCCGGACAGGCGACCGAAGTCCGCCAGTTGCACCGTGATACCCGCTTTGAGCCGGGTCTGACCCGGCAGGCTGAGATTTGCCGTGCGCTGGTATTCATTGTGGCGGTTAAGCCCGGCACACAGCTTACTGACCGCTTCATCGCGGGTGCGTGCCCGGTTTTGCATTTGCAGCGTATCGGCACTGGTGGTTCGGCTTCCCTTGGCAGGGACGGTTTCCTCTGCCACCGTGCCGATGCTGCCATCGGCCAGCACGCCGACAGTGACCAGTTTTTTGGTGCGGGTGTCCTGGTATTTGACCTTGCCTTGCTGATAAATGCGATTAAGCGTATCGCGCAGGGTAAAGCGGCTCACTTCAGACGGCGTCAGCGTCAACAGCGGCGAGGCTTCGCGCAATGTCGCGCGATGGGAAAATACCAGCGCCTTATCGGTCACCTTGACAATATAGCCATACTCACGTCCCAGGCGGGTGATAAACGCCAGATCGGTTTCGTTATACTGCGTCACCCGGTCGAGCGTCAAAGGCGCAAGGGACCCTTCCAGCCGCAGATGATGTTTTTTGGCTATCCGGCTGGCGATGGCCCGCAGCGTGGTGGCTTCAAAGGCCCGGTTACTGCGGGTACGCAACGCGCGGGTGACCGGGGCCGATAGCCCCCGTAACCGTACGCTGTCCGGCGGGCTGGAAAATTCCAGCTCATCCAGGGAGAACGTCCCGCACGCCAGCAGCGGTTGACCGGCCAGACCTATCGCCAGCGTCAGGCTGTCGCCTTTGCCCGGATACCAGGCCTCGCGCCAACGACCGTCACTGTCTTCCAGCTCGACTTCAATTTCATCCGATTCCCCAGCCAGACGGTCGGTAAAGCTCACCGACAGCACATAAGGCGTCACTTCCCGCGAGATATCTTTCTGGTCGTAGTGCAGGGTAAAGGTAGGCGTATCTACCGGGGTTATCGTGTCAGACCGGGGGGTTAGCGCAGCCATGGTGGTGTGTTCTCCTCGGTGTCATCCGCTGCAATGACAGGGATAAGCAGCTGCACCCCTGCCGGGAGCGAGGCAGTAATGGCCACCTGCGGATTAGCCATAATGATGCGCCCATAGCCGAACGGGTCGCCATAATAGTGATGCGCCAGGGTGTCCCAGCGTTCGCCTTCACGGGTGGTATGTATCATGACGGCAGGCGTATCAGCAGACATTATTATCCCCTCCGGCTAATAATACGGCTGGCCAGGCGACTCAGCGGTGCGGATTGATGCTGGTAAACCGTCACGGCATTGCCAACCAGACCGGCGACGGTATCGAGCGCACCGGGCAGCTGTTGACTCTCGCCCGGCGTCAGACCGCGCAGGGTAGCCTGGGCATGGTCTATCATCGTGGCCGCCTCACCGCTCGCCCGCAGGAGCGGGATGGCGTCGGGTAAGGTGTCGGTTAACTGGCGCAGCCAGGGTTGCGATTGCGCCAGTGGCGCTGCCACATCGCCCAGACTGGTCAGTACGCCGGGTACGCGGGTCAGCGCGGCCACTGGATTACTTTTCATCTGTCGTGCGACCCGGATGACACTGGAGACGGCCTGTAGCGCCGATTGCGCCTGCCGGGCAAAGCCCACCGCCTGGCGCAGCGTCTGGCCCAGCCCCGAGGCAGGCAAGGCCGCCTGCCGGGTCTGATTCAGGTTCGGCAACCCGCCTTTGACGGCAGGGGGTCTGAGCGGCTTTTGCGGGTCGCCGGTATATTCGCGCAGCGTCACCTCAACCGACAGCGCCTGGGCACTGCCCTGCGCGCTGCAGAGCTGGGTACTGAGCGACAGGTCGGTAATGACAAACCAGCCCTTGTAATCGCCGTTACCCAGCACAAAGGCCTGCGCCTGATGGGCACGGCTCGCCGCCTGCAGCCGTTGCCACTCACGGGCAGGGTCACAGTAACGCTGATGAAGCACCAGGGTCAGATGGTACTCATCCAGTTTTGCCCCGGTAAACTGTAAGCCCGGCTTGTGGCCAATGCGTGCCTGCTCGGCAAAGTCATTACCAAAGGTGCCGTCCAAAGCGTCAAAGCTGGTACCCAGCTGAAAAGGGATATCCCCCAATACGGCAAACATTATTCCAGCCTCCTGCGCTGCTGTTGTTGCAGTACGCGCGCCAGCATCTGCTCCAGTTCGCGCACACCGAGACTCAACGCCTGCTGCACCGCCGAACCGGGGGAGTGCAACCGACCATCAAGCGCGATGTTGGGACTAAAATGCACCACGATACCCCCCTGGCCTGCCGTCCCATGCCCCATAGGCCCCGCCCCGTTCGGCACCGAGGGGACGGGAGCGGGTCGCCAGCCAGGCAGACCCGGCAATGCCAGCCCTGCGCCAGCCTGCAACAGAGAGGCCAGCCAGTCGGTCGTGGCACTGCGGGTTTTCGGGGTGGTGCGTCGGATACCGATAGCGGCACCTTCAACGATATTGTCCCCAAAACCCATAAAGACCCGTGAGGGGCTATTAATGCCCAACGTCTCGCTAAACCAGCTTTTGATACTGCCGCCAAACTCAGTGATACTCTCTCTCGCCGCGGTCAGCTTGCTGCGAATACCGCTGACCAGTCCCTCAATCAGGTTGCGACCGAAATCGGTAAAATTGGCGGGTAACTCAATATTGAAATAGCGCATTACCCCCGCGAACGCCTTATAGAACAGCCCCACCGGCGACCAGTTGATAATCAGCGCCGCGACGCCACCGATGCCGCCGGAAAACGCCTGTTTGATATCCGCCCAGCGGGCTTTGAACCAGGCGCTGATAGGCCCCCAGTAGCGATAAATCAGGAAAGCCCCCACAGCAATACCGGTGATCAGCAGCCCAATGGGGGTCAGCATCAGCGCCCGACCGATAAACAGCACGGCCCGTCCGGCTATCATCAGGCCACGCACCAGTCCGCCGCCGAGCACCTTGCCCAGACGCAACGCGCCGCGTGAGAGTCGGCCCATGAGTCCGGCCAGACGGCGGATCCTGCTGCCCTGGCTAAAGGTGCTTTGCAATAACACCCATTGACTTCGCAGCGTTACAAAACCTTTCCACACCGACACGAAAGGGGTAGCTAGCAGGTTAAGTCCCATCCGTAAAATAAACAAAACCGACTTAAAGGCGATCAGTCCCGTGACGACACCGGCTATCCCGGTCACTAATTGAGGATTGGCTTTTATCCATGATCCAAGCACTGTGACGCAGGGCAGTATTTTATCTACCGCAGTAACAATAGCAGGCGTTAATTGTTCACCCAACGTGATCGCCAGATCACTGCTAGCAATCATCAATTGCTTCATTTTCTCAATCGGTGATGCCAGGCGCTGGGAATAATCCCCCGCCAGCACGTCGCTGTTGGCGGCGCTCAAGGCTTCAGCACGGATAGTGCGGTATTTCTTCATATTGGCCAGCATCGGTCGGACAAACGCCATCACCTGCATATCGGCGAACAGCTCACCCAGGCCGAAGTTCTTCTGCAACGCCTGGAGCGCCCGATCTCGAGCAGCATCGTCCTTTAATGCCATAGCCGCCTTGAACTGTTTGACCGCTTCCGGGCCTTTTTGCGCCAGAGACCACTGGATGGTGTTCATCATCCCTTCAATCGGAGAGATCCCGGCTGCCTTTTGGCGCATCAAGGATTGCTGAAGGTTGATCCCCTGATCGGCAAAGTGCTTTTGCGTGTCCGGGGCAAACATTTTAGTGAGGAAATTCTTGAAATTGTTGGCCGCTTCATCGGGTGTACCCGCACCGATTTTAGCGACCTGTAGTGCGGCGGCCATCTCGGCGACCGCCTCTTTCCCCTGGGCAATGCCCGCCATCTGTGGAGCCAGCGCAGGTAACCATTTAACCTGATCGGGAATTTCAAATGATCCCGCCTTGCCACCGTAGGCCATGATGTTCTGTACGGCGGCAAAATCTTTCGCGGCAATCCCCAAGGATTGCTTGGTCGTGAACGCCGCCTCAGCCCATTGTGCTGCAGTGGTACGCGTTGCGGTGGCACCACGCGCAATGCTTGGCAGATAAGCGCGCAGATCATCCAAATCATCAATATTATTGCCAATCAGTGAACTGCTTGCCGCCTGTAAATCGTCCTGAGTCTGGTTGTACTGCAGGCTCCAGGCACGAATATCTTTCCCCAGCGCGTCGCGGGTTTTCGTGTTAAAGCCCGCCGTGATCGCCATGTCGATCATGTTGTCCTGAAAAGACATGTACTTTTTTACTGAAGGCTGAACGGCACCATAGGCAGCGCGCGCCATACCATAGGTTTCCAGTCCCTGACCGTAAATTTTCAGGCGATTATCACGTAAGGCAGCCGAGGTGGCAGTGGCGCGAGTCAGGCGCGCTTGTTGGCTTTCCAGCCGGGACAGCGTGTGACCAACCCGGGTCAGTTCACCGTTCAAGCGCCGGGCGGCATCCCCACCGAGGCTACCATATCGACTGACCGCCCGTGTCAGCGATGCCTGTCGCTGCTGTAATCGGGATGTTGCCGTACCCAGGCTTTCCAGTGTTCGCTGGGTGCTGCCCATCACACTGCGAAAAGCCCCTGAAAGGGTAGCAGAAACGACAACACCAATTGAAAAACTACTCGCCATAATGGTAAACTCAGTTCAGGTTAAATAGTAAGGCAACAACATGATTATACTCGCTTTCTTGCTGGGAGCCGCGGTAATAGGCAGTTACGGATGGTGCGTGGCCCAGCTTTATTTCTATTTTATGTCCACCGGCGGCGATATTTGGCTTAATCTTATCTTGACCCTGATGGGGGCCGCAGGGATTGGCCTGGTTTATTGTGTTGCGCTGTTTTTTCTTCAGCCGGTTATTTTCCTGTTAGCGGGCGTTTGTGAAGGATTATTCCAATTCATTCGCTGGATTACTCGCCGTATTCGCGCTTTATCTGTTCGCCCGCTTCCTTAAGGTAGCCCTCAAATTCCTCCACCGGCAGTCCGTCAATCTCACTGGGCTGCCAGCGAAACCACCTCGCCAGTAACGCCTCCGCCTTACGCAGTTGTCCCGGATACTGTATCCAGCCCCGCAAGGTCGCGAAATCGGCCATGCAATGCCTGGTAATCCGCCAAATCCATCTTGTCCAAATCTTCCGGTAACAGCCCGGTCATGCTGGCAACCAGCAATTCATCCAAATCAGACGGATCCTGACTTTGCTTGCGTACCTGCTTCATGTCGCGCACGGTCAAACGCCGCACGGTGACCTGGGTCAGCATCTCGCCATTGGCCAGCGGATAGGGAAAACGCAGAGGGTAAGTATCGTTCATAATAAGCTCCTAGGTTGAGGGGATTTCTTGACCCTGACAGTCTGGCATTCGGGTGGGCTGGGGGCTTTTAAACGCCATTAAGAAGACAGGGACGATAACGCCCCCTGAAAACGGATGGCTCACTAACCACCAATATTGGCCCGGTAGTCTGCCAGCATATCCACCCCGCCCACGCGAAAAATATTCGCCATGTAGTCCAGCTCCAGTAATTCTTCGCCATCCAATACCTGCTTGATATAGGTGCAGGTAAAAGCGCTGCTTAAATCCGGATCCTCATGCTGTTTGAAGGTGCCCAGCGGGTTCTTTTTAAACATCACCGTCATATAGGTCACCATCGGCACTTCATTGAACCGACCCTGGCTACCAAACTGCTGGACACTGCAACGGCACTGCAGCTGGTAGGTGCTAAACGGGTTGGCGACCAGCCGGGCGACATCGGCGTAGAAACTGTTCCACTTGATTTCCCCCTCCAGTTTGTCAAAACCGTAGGGCAACTCTATCTTGCCCACCAGACCGAGCGCCTTGCGCTCCTGCATGATGGCCTGTATCTCCGGGCACTTCACCTCTTCCGCTCGCCCCAGCAGATTATTGCCATTAACGTAAATATTGGCATTGCTGATAGCGTTAAGCTGAATTTTACCGGTCATACGCATTCTCCTCGATAACATTAATGCCGCTGACAGCCCAGGCTCGCGCATCACCGCTGTTTTCCTTTATTACTCGCCCACTTATCACCGCCACACGGGGGTGCTGACGGAATACCAGGTGTCCACCCGTCCTTATCATGATGCGCTTCCTTTCAGGTTAGCCAGAAACTCGGCGGTAATTTCGGTTTCATAGGTCAGCCGCTCCATCGGCGGAGGCGGAGTATAGGCATAGTTCAGCAACAGATGCCCGGCAGATAACTCCTCTTCTTCATTACGCGCCTTGTCATACCAGCAGCGAAAGCCAAGCAATGCCCCATCGCCTATCAGCTTGCGCCCGTAGGCATTGACCGACTCGCACAGGGCATCAATCAATGCCGGATTGATGGGCCTGTCCATATACTGCAGACTGAAAAAGCGCAGCGCCTCGTCGAGCATATCGCCCGTGCGCCGCACGTTTTCAAAGTTCTTCATATGGGTGACGGTCGGAAACGCCGCCGTGCGGTTGCCCCATAACCGTAAGCCGGTACCAAAACCGTTAAATACCGTGGTGATGCCGTTTTCATTAAGCTGGTTAACTTCACTTTGGGCATCCCCGAGCTTTGCCGACAGCGCCCGCTCCATGCCGACAATCCCGGCAATCTCCTGATTGGAGGACGACCACCAGAACCCTTTTTCCAGGTCGACTTTCGCCCGCAATCCCGCCGCACGCTGTGAGAGCGGCTCCAGGCGATTTTTGTTGCTGGCCTTGTCATACACCAGGGCATGCGGATAGCACAGACGCACCCGCTCGGAGGCGGTGTTGAAGTTGATGGTACCCGTCGAGCCGCGCCCAGCGATAGCCTGCGCAAAGGTGGTGCCAATCGGCGCATCCACATAGGCGATGGCCTTGAGCTTGTCGGCATAGGACACCAGTTCGGCGGTGACCGAGGTCTGGGTACAATAGACCGGCGCAATCAGAATTTTGGCGTCATAGCCCAGCAGATTATAAACATCATCCAGTACCTTGATGCCGCTACGCCGCCCGGCGGTATCGATACTGCCCAGAATATCGGCGGCGGTCACCTGCCCGGTATCCAGATGGTCGTAGCTGGCGATACAGGCTTCGCTTGCTGGGATAGCGCCACTGACTTGCCGTGTCAGCGTCCCGCTTATCGGCTCAAGCTGGTAATCCGTCTCTCGCCGATACGTGGTTTTGCTGTCGGCACTTTTCAATACCAGATGGCTGACATAGCCATAGCGCAGTCGGGTACGTTGATGCTGTACATCAAATTTCAGGTCGCTTTCATCCACATGCTGGGTGTGCCGCTTCGGATCCAGCACGTTGATAACCACCACGGTACCGGCTCCATGATCGTAAATCGCCCGCAGCGCCTGCGGTATCGTAAAACCGTCGATTTCCGGGCCAAACTGGGCCGCGTCTTTTTCTGACAGGCATTGTATCGGTTGATTCACTGGGCCGGTTGGGGCAGTGCCTATCAGTCCTATCACTGATGATTTAGAGCCTCGTACCGGACGGGGGCCGCGCTCGACCTCAATGGTCTCCGGGCCGTGTACATAGGGATCGCTCATGCCTTTTCTCCTTCCGTGCGCGGGCTGTCTATTTTCTGCTTGCCCGCCTTCTCTGTCGGCGAGGGGGTGGCGGCAGGCCGGGATGTCACCGGACGCGCCGCTGGTTCAAGGTAGACCGGTTGCGCATCCAGGCGCGTCAGATAGCCGAGACACACCAGTGTCTGGGTGTACTCATGATCTTCCGGCATTTTCACTTCTCGCCCCGGCCAGAGCAGGACTTCCTGCAGCACCTCGCCGGTACGCAGGGTGACGCCACTGGGTGGGCCGTCATAACGAAACAGGGCCATCTTTATTGCTCCTCACGGTTTACCTGGGTTAACAGGGGATTGTCTTCGGGGCTGTCGTTCTGGATAAAGACCGTCACAGTCTCAATGGTGAGCGCGTACTGCCACAGCCCCTCGGTCTGCCCCAAAAAGACCTCCTCGACCAGCCAGATATCACGCTGGCAGTCGGGTGGCCGCCAGCCGCCCAGACACTGGCGCACCTGGTCAAGTACCGCCACCGCGCCGTCTTTGCCGTTAAGCTGTCTCACTACCACCGTGGCGGTCAGTCTGACGGTCTGCGGCTGAATAACTACCCCGATATCCTGCGTCTGGCCAAAGCGGGATTTGCCGTAGCTGACCAGCACCGCCCCGTGCGGATGGTTCAGGCGAAACTTCTCAGGCCGTTCGGGGAAAAAATCCACATGCAGCCCTGGCAGCTGAAGGCGCAAGCGTTCAACCACCGCACTCAGTAGGGTGCAGGTATCCATCAGTAGCGCTCCAACAGGCCATCACGGCCACCGAACTGCCGTTCCCGGCTGCGGACACGGTATTCCCCCGGCTCGGGCATATCCTTCTGTGTCGCCTGAATGCCCAGCGTCAGCTTGCCGTCGCGCAATGCCACCAGGGTTTTCTCGGTGGCGCGGTAGCTTTCCTTCACCGCGTCCGGCAGGTCACCTTCAGGGCGGCGGCGATAGAGGGCATGGCACACCAGATTCAGCGCCAAATCCTTAAGGACAGTGGGTACCTGCGTCAGCGGCAGGGTATAGCGCCCGCGCAGATGGGCATCAATCAGCTCGACCGCATACCGGATAACCTCACTGACCACGGTCTCATTCACCACATCCGGTAGCGCCTGGCCAATCGCCATGCTCACCCCGTCCTGCGTCAGCTCAATCAGCGTCTGGCGTGGAATCACCGCCGCCACATCATCGGGTGTGCAGTAATCCATCAGATACCTCGCACCATGCGGATAAGCTGGCCTTCGGCAGTGGCGCTATCGAGCGCGACACCGACCGTGGAGACGGGCAACGCCCCCTTGTCCAGTGGACTTTCAGGGATAACACGCCCCTCGGTATCGGCTTTCACATATTCACCGGCACTGACTGCGCCCCCGGCTTCCACCACCATAATGCCTATCACGTTAACCGGGACGGCATCGCCGGCTTTACCGTCTACCGCCGCCACGCCCAGCTCTGCGCCGCTGCCTTTAAACACCTTGCCGGAGATACCGACCAGTCGGTGCTGGATTAACGCCTCGGCGGCCATCATTGTGGTGGTCAGTACCACCTGTTGGGTCACCATGACTCAGGCTCCTTTTACGTTGGTGATAAGATAACCGGCATCACTGCCCACCACCGCCACCTTGTAGATATCGGTGTAACGTACGTTCACCACCTTGCCCCCGGCACTGTCGAACCTGTCGACCATCGGCATGCCCTGACGGCGGAAGGTGTAACCAAATGACGGCTCGTGCTCATCGGCGCTATCGCTACCGGCCTGCGGCCCGGACACGTAATGCAGCATCACGTTGTCTGCCCACAAATCCGAGACCGTCTTGCCATCCTGGGAGAGGGCGCGCGGCTGGCCAATCAGCACACTGTCGACCTGGAACAGGTCTTTAAGTATCTCTTCTGTGATGCGTTTACGTTCATTGGCCCCGATAGCGGCCTGCAGCGCGGGATGAAAGCGCAGCAGGGCCATCACCGACGCGCCGAGCGTTATCACATTCGGTCGCAGGCCAATGTTGTTGCGCACCACCTCCATACCGGCTTCAATATCCTTGAGGGGATCACTGTCCTTGGCACCCCAGCCTGTGGCAGCGGTGAGTTTTTTGACGGCTTCTTTCGGATAAATTTTGCTATCCTGCGCCAGCTCGGCCACATACCGCTCACGGCGCAGGGCAATCCCTTGGGTGGCACGTTTCGCCGCCTTGGCTTCCTCATTGAACATCGACTCCGCCTGTTCGCGGTGATCCACCGGCGCGGCCAAATCATGTTCATCCAGCACGATGTCCATCGCGTCCTGTTTTTCGCGGATCATGATATTGCTGTCGGCACCGACGGCGCGCTGGGTCTCATACACCGCAAACAGCCCCTTGCCGAAGGTCGGCACTTTGGCCCCTTCCTTTTCCATCATCACCATCGGGAACAGCTGCTCACCGATAAACGCCGCATTTTTATAGCCACGGGCGACGGTGGTCAGTACCGGGTCAGCGATGCGCTTCCCCTTGAGATAATCAGACATACTCTCTCCTTACAGGCAGCGCTTGACCGCCGCTTCATAGCTGATGTTTTCAGACGTCGCCAGGGCCTGCGCTTTCTGGTGCAGGGCCAGCGCGACCGGGTCAGCATCGGCAAACTCCACCGACTGCCCCAACGGGTTGCCGCGTGCCTTGGTCGCCACCTCGCTGAAACTGACCAGCGGCGGGGCGGTTTTCAGCACGGCGCGAAACGCCTCGCCCAGCGGCTGGGTAAGACTGCCCTCGCTGAAGGCCACTGGCTGGTCGCCGCGTTCAACCGCATCCAGCAGCGCCGCCACCACGTTTTTGGCGGCAGGGGCCAGACGCCCTTCGCTGACTAGACCGTCGGCAAAGGCGGCATTCATTTCATGGCGCTGACGTTGTTCGGCCTGACTGTCGGCCTGACGACGCGCTTCAAGCTGACGCTTCAGGTCAGCATTCTCCTGCGCCAGGCGCAGGGTTTCTTTCTCATCCACGGTGTTGTCCTCGATAGTGGGGGGGAATTGATGGTGTCGGGGATGCTGGGGCGGCGGGTGTGTTTTCAGTGAAAGCCGGACGCACGCTGTCGTTTTCCTGGCCTGTGTCACGCAGCGCGTCGATTTGCCACGCAGGGAGCGCCGCCTCGGTCGCTTCACGGCCAAATTTCTCAATCAAAAAGTCACGCAGCCGGGCGAACAGTGACGCACTGGTTGTACTGCCCCAGTCGGCAAACTCGACCACGCCTTCTTCCGCTTCACTGAACGCGGCCGGCTTGAGGCCCTTAATCGCGGGTGGCTGTGCGCCGAGAAAGCCGATATGGCGCAAATACCAGTTACCCGGCTTCGGGTTGCCGGGTGCATCGGGGGCGTAGAAACAGGCAGAAATGTTCTTATAGCGTTTTTGCGCCACCAGTTCGGCAAAGGCCGGGTCGACGTCCTGGGGTTCAGCCAGCACATCAGTACCCTGTGCCATCAGACTTTTCACCCAGCCATAAGCCGGGGCATCGAGCGCAGGATGCCCGACCACGATGGGGGCGTCGTACACCGCCGGATCGTAAGCCTGCACCATCGCCGTGACCGCCGCTTCGCTAAACTGGATCCGGTTGCCGTGCATATCGGTATGCGTACCGGCTTTGAAAATATGGAGTGTGCTCATGTCCCCTCCGGTCAATAGACAGGGGGACAGTGTGGCGTGTGAAAACGGGGCAAGCTTTTAAAGGGGTTTAAGAATGCGCAGATAACGGCAGTTGCCCCCTTATCATGCCGTTAAAAGGCGACGAGCGTCAATGCAGGCGATAAAAAGGGCGCAGGAAAGCCTTTATAAAGGTTTATAAAGGCCGTCACGGTGTTTAAGGGTAAACTGACCCGCCTGAATGCCGTAAAACGCACCACAAGGCGTTAGCGGCGGGTGGCCCTGTCCAGATAGCGCAGCACCGACGCCAGCAGTTTTTGTTCGGTACCGGGCTGAAGCGCACCCTGCTCATCCACAGGCAGATACGGTCGTGCGGGCAGGGTGAAGCGGCGTTGGCGTCCGGCCTTGCCGCCCAGTTGATGAATACGCGCATAATCGAGGTTGCTGCCAAGTGCCGCATGATGGCTGCTGTAGTCGGTGGTGACACTGCCGCGGAGCTGGCCGCTGGCCGACAAGGTCATCCCCTTGCGCGCCAGGGCGGCTACGGAAGGTTGCCAGGCCGGGTGCCCCTCATCCTCGAAGTTCAGGTCGGTTTCGGTCTTGAGGGTTTCTGCCAGTGCGCGCATCAGCGGCGTCATGTCCTGCCCGGCGAGGCTCAGGTCGCGTAGCGCCTTTGCCAGTTCGCGGGCATCAATCTGAATGTGCATCAGGTTTTTCATGATGGCCCTCGCCACTGTTGACGCGCCAGTGCAGCCAGCGGGCCGCCGTAGCGCGCGAGGTCAGGCGCGTAAGCACGACCGGGTGTATAGGAAAAGCCGACGTCCGGACTGAGGGTTTTACCGGACGGTAAATGAAACGTGGTCACCGGCTTCATTTCCCCGGTTTTTTCAGAGACCAATCTGAGCACCGTCTCCAGTCGACCTGCTGCCGTACCCACCGCCAGCCCGCGCTGACGCACGTCGTCGGCAGAGAGCGCAATGACGCTGCAGCGACAGCGCCAGCCGTTAGGGGGATAGAAGGTCTGCCAGAACGGATCATCCGCCGGAAAAACTAAACCATGCAGCGCCAGATGGCTTTTGCGCGTACGATTATCACGGATAGCCACGTACATCCAGTAAGGCCGATCATCGATATTGGCTTGCTGCTCGGCCCAGCGTCCTGCGCTGTAGAGCATAGAGAGATTGGTGCGGTAAATCGTCTCCAGCCGCCATGCACTGCCCTGCTGGGCGGTGACCGGCTCGCCTGTGACGGGGTCGGTGGTATCGGTTTTTCCCCACCATCCCTTGGCCTGCAGTATGGGGGTCAACGCCTTTTTAAACCACGGCAGGGTCTTGCCTTCCGCCAGGGCGTTTTCCAGTGCCTGGCGGATATCCTCCAGAATATCAAGGCGCATCACTTTCGCCACGGTAAAAGCTTGGGCATGCGCTTCCTGCCACATTTCCTCCCAGTCCCAGGTGATGCGGTAGCCCTTGGCGCTGAGGTAGGCAATGGCGCGTGCAGGCGGCAGACCAAAACAGACGGCAATGTCGTTACTGTTGAGCACTGAGCCTCCCGGCGATGTTCGCCACAAATAAAATCCGCGCCAGGTGCGCCTGCAGACGGTCAACCGCCATACGCGGATACATTTCTGCCAGCATGCCCATTAACGCCTGGGGCGACTGGCCCTGCTCGACGGCGGCAAACAGCGGAGCCAGTATCGGCTCCATGGCCTTATCCCGTTGCCCGCGTGTTATCAGCCCCTCCAGCGCGTGCTCCAGTTCATCCTCTGCCCGCCCGGCTTCTTCGGATTGCGTCTCGGCAAAGGCCGCGTTCGTCAGGGGCGTCATGACCGCAGACTCGCGCAGGTCGCCCGGCTGCAGGTTGTACTCACGCATAAAGTATTGCGGGGTAAATACGGCGCCCGCCTGCGACAGGCTCAAATCGCGTTTGGCCTGGGTCTCGTCAATGGTCTCTTGCGCCCACAGCTCCCACAAGGGCATCGGCACCTCACCGAAGTTAAGCTCCACCATAAACCGCAGTACCTGATTGATGGCACTCATCACCATCGCCGCATCGCCATCGCGGATATCAGCGGCGACTTCCAGTCCGGCCTGCGCCGAGGCGTGCGTGGTCTCCGCTTCGGTGGTCTGGTTTTGACCCAGCAGGGCAATGACGATTTCAGCGCGCGCCAGTTCAATCAGATGGCGATAGATGTCGCTGGAGGCCCCCTTGCCCGCCGATTCAATGATTTCTACCGTGGAATCATTGGGAATAACCGCCACCGCGTCTTCCACCATCTTGTCGAGCGAATCGAGCAGCAGGTCGATTTCCGCATCGGCGGTGCCGCGTGGGTGTTTGCCAACCAGCCAGGGGCTGCCGTACTTCTCGGTAAAGCGCATCCAGAAACGCCAGCCACCTTTTTTAAACGCCACCGGCCAGAAGCACATCGACAGGTCGGGAAAGCCGTAAGGGTTATCAAAGGTGGCGTCCTGTGTTGCCACCACAAACTTGCGTGGCGGTAACAATTCACCGGCCAGTCCCGCCTGTCTGGCACGAAAGCGCAGCTGGTTGCCGTCATCAAAGCTAAACCACTCCGGCGGTTTACCGACAATATCACTGACCTGTAGGCGGTCGTGACGTTTGACCCAGGTCAGTTCAGCGGGCTGGTAGCCAAAGAAGGCCGCATCCAGCAGCTCGCCCATGATACGGTCGATATCCCAGCCTTCCATCACCTCACGCAGAAAATCCACCACCGCCGGGTCGGCATTGCGGGGCGTCAGTCCCCGCTCCAGCGCCTTGACCGCTGATTTACGGCGGCGAATGCTGCTGCCGACCAGCGGCTCAGCGCGCAGTTCACGGTAGACGCTGATGTCGCGCCCCAGGGATTTAAGAATAACGTCCGGGTTAGGCAGCCACTGGGTAAACCCCAGAATGCCTGCCGGGCTGCGCTCGCGCGAGGCAATCGTGCGCATCAGTGGCCGACGCGGGTCAGCGAAGGCGACAAATTCGGTCGGTGTCACATAGAGTCCTTGTGCCATTAATAACCCTCCAGTAATCGGTTAGTCTGCCGGGGGCGGCGGGAGTAAACACGTCCCGGCCCGGTCGGGCTGTCGGCGGCATTGAGCGCCAGAAAACAGGCCCAGGTGCGGTCAGCATGGCCACTGGCATCGCTATCGGCCACAAAGCGCGGGGCACCGGTCGGGCCGGTCACGCGCGTTAACTTGTGCAGGTCAGCCCGTAAATCCTTGTCACCTTGTGGAATACGCAACCGGCGGTCTTCAAAGATTTCTTTGCCGCGCGTGGCCAGCGTGAGTTTATTACCGGCGGTAAACAGCACCCCCTCGACGCGATGGGTACCATGACGGCGTTTGGCATCTTCCACCGGCTTTTCGCCCATGCCGGTCTGGTCAATGCAGCACCGCAGTACCCGGTAGCGAAAAAAGACATCATCGAGCAGCGCATCCTGCTCGGCAAAAGTGGCCCGTTTGCGGGTAATGATGTCGCGCGTCCAGTACACATCCCCCACCTGCTCAATCACCCAAATGACAAACAGGTCATGACGGGTGGCGATATCCACGCCGACAAAACAGGGGCCATCGGCATAGTGTTCGGGGATACCCGCCAGGTCATGCTCTACGCCGTCAATCAGTTCATAGGAGAGCCAGCTTGATGCTTCATCGAGCCATTTGAGTTCAAACTCCTGCGCCCACGCATCCTCGTCGTTCAAGGCAGCACGCATGTCGGCAATATCGCGCGGCAGCCCTTCACGCACCGCCTGATAGATATCCACCACATGGCGTGACCAGACGCTATCTAATGACGCATCGGTCATCAGTTCATAGAATTTGTTGCCTTTGCCGTTAGGGGTGGAGGTGACGCGCAGCTTGTAGCCGTTCGATATCACCGGAAACAGCGCCGTCCAGATTTTGCGGCTGTCGGCATGAAAGGCGAACTCATCGAGAAACACATTGGCGGCAAAGCCGCGCGCCGTATCCGGGTTGGCCGGGAGTGCGGTAATACGCGAGCCGCCGGGCAGCACCGCCTCTAGCATCGTATAACGCTCACCTCCACTGCCCATCAGGTAACCTTCAAACTCACGCGCCACCAGACTATAAGCCTGGCAATGCTTTCTGACGCCTTCTTCCATCGCCTCTTTGGCCTGTCGTTCACCGCGCGAAAGAATGACCCAGCGGGTACGACCGCCACGGGCCTCGGTCTCAAAGCAGTCGTCAACCAGCTCCAGCGTGGTGGTAAAGGTTTTGCCGGTCTGGCGGGCAAACTGGCCGATTTTAAAGCGTGACCGGTCAAGTAACCAGCGCTGCTGGTAAGGGTAAAGCGGCAGGGCAGCGTTCATTGGATAATCCCGTAAATCTGTTGACGGACACGCTGCACGGTTTCCAGGCTGACGTGGCCGTCGTTGTTTTTGACTTCCTGCTCCAGCGCATCCAGCTGGGCGGCAATTTTATCGCGCACCTCGGCCTGATAGCGTTTGAGGCTGACTGACGAGCGGGTCAGGGTGGCAATGCTTTTGCCCACCTTGGCCAAGAGCGACGCACGCTCTGCCGGCTCCATCTCGTCATCACTGGCCTCACGCACGTCGATGAGCGCCGTCAGGATATCGGCCTGAATGGTGGCGATAATCGCCTCCGAGCGTTTGTCCTGGTCGTCTTCCGCACCTTCGGTAATGACGCGTGCCATTTCGGTGGCTTCACGAATGGCGGCAAAGCGGCGCTGTACTTTCTGACCGTAGCGGGAAATCTGCGCCCGACCGATGCTATACCCTTTATCACGCAGCAACGTCTCCAACTCCCGGTAGCCACTGAAATTGCGCTCCGTCAGCGCCCGGTCGAGCCATTCACGTACCGATGGGGGTAAGACCTCGATATAACTGCGCGGTGCCATCGTCACTCTCTCCAGTATTTGGCCGGGCGGGCAATGCCGGGGATATCGTCGGTGACGTATTCCACCAGATTGACCCCTTCCGGCGTTAGCGTGGCCGTCCATGAACGTGCGGGCGGTCGGGTCAGGCGAACCAGACTTAAGCCCTCAAGGAACAGTAACTCTTTTTGCAGCTCCAGCATGGTCATGTCCGGGTAGAGCGAATGACCCACATCCCACAGCAGCCGGTCATTGGCCGGATAGGGCCGAGCCTTGTTGACCACCTGCAGTAACACCCAGCGCAACCCTTCGCGGCGCGCCTGTTCGGTCTCTATCATCCTTATCCTCCTGCCACCTGACGCAGTTGTATCGTTTCCAGCTTCTGGTAAATCGCGTCAAGCCGTGACTCCACCACCTGCTGATAATGAATAAATTCGTCGCGCCGGACGTAACGTTCCGGCACCTCCACTTTGAATTCCAGCACTTCACGCTCAAGGCGCGACCACTTATCAGCGGAATCGCGCATTAACCGCTCCAGTGACGCAAACCGCTCCGCCTGACGCTTTTCCGTCTCCCGGATAAACCAGCGGGCCAGCCCACCCAAAAAGCCTGCCAGTCCGAACAGATAGCTCACCAGTACCCAAAAATCGACCTGTAATGTCATGGTGTTAATCCTTCAATATAATCCAGTAGCCCGTTTACCTGTGCCCGCCAGACCTGACATTGCTGCCCGTTGTCGGTGATATTGGCGAGGATATCGCGCTGGGTGACCGGGCTGGGCCTGAGCGGCTCACCAGCGGACGCAGTGGGTCGGGTCGTGTTGCCAGCGCCGCCGGGAGCGGCGGCAGCGCCTGAATCATTGGCGTCGGACACACCGAGGGCGGCGTTGTAGTGCTGCACGAAGCCACGAGTAAATACGCAGGACACAGCATGAAGCTGGCCTTTTTCATCCTGCCAACGTTGGGTAACATCATCTATCCGCCGGGTTAATTGTTGGTTTTGAGTGCGAAGCTGCGCTATACGTGTCAGGTAGTCCTGTTCAGCCTGATGCGCTACCTTCACCTGATGGGTAAAACGTTGCTGCTGGGCGTTTAGGGCTTGCGCGGCCTGCTCGGCGCGCTGTTTCTCCTGAATGGCAAACGCCTCATGCAGCTGACTAATTTTTACCGAGCAACGTTCGGTTGAGCGACCTGCGCCTTGCGTGTAGCCGTGCCACCAGATGCCCGATAGCAGCGCCATCACCAGCAGCCCGCGGAGGCTTTTCAGGCTGACTGCACTAAACACAGCTTGCCCCTCCCCAGCTCCGGTAACGCGGTGCTAGGTTTTTTAAAATACGGCGGGGATAGTGGCGATTCTCACGCCAGGCACTCACGCGACGTCCGGCATTGACTCGCTCAATGCTGTCAAACCAGCGACCACCATCGTACCCTTGCTGTTTCGCAAGACGGCGGTCACGCTGTACCCAGCCCAGGCCACCGTTGTAGGCCGACAGGGTCATCGCCATGCGCTCACAGCGATTCACCGCCGACAAGCGTTGCCATAGCCAGTAATCGAAACTCACCACCGCACGTAAACTCCAGCCGGGATTGAGCGGCGCTTTGGCCGCCAGCTCCGGCATTAATTCCCCAATCCATGCTGTGGTCGCGGGCATAAACTGCCCCAGCCCCTGCGCGCCGATGCGATTGGTGATACCCGGCTGCCAGCGGCTTTCGTGCTCAATCTGCGCGGCAAAATCCGCCACCGGCGCATTGAGTCCCCACACCAGACGAGCGTTGCGTATCAGGTCAGCCCGGTACGGGAGTGCGGCTTGCGGCGGACGCGCGGCATTCGCATCAAAGGCACCACCCAGCAGTAGCATCAGCAAAAAGAACAGCATCATGCCGGGTGGGTTATCGGGGTGTGGGTGGTTATTCATCATCACAGCCCCGTCGCCACGGCAAGACACACCGCCGCCACAATCACCGCCCGACGAAGTTGCGCGGCGGCAAACACCTGATGACAGCCGCCGCGCACCGGATGACGGCCCTGCGCCACCTCGGGGTGATCATGGTGCAGGTATTGACCGGGGCGGGCCTTGGGGAACAGTGAGCGGTCAAGCCAGTAACCGACCACCGCCGCCAGGGTGATCAACGCCAGCTTGTAGAGCACCACCGGCAATTGCTGCGGCGAGACCAGGCCAATCACCAGCAACAGACCTGCGGCGGTGAGCAACCAACCGCTTAATCGCGGGGTTTTAAATGGCGGCAAGGTCAATTTTTTTCGTGTTTTCATCACCATCTCCCTGAGGATTAGGCAGACAGTGTCGCAGGGCAGTGCGCCAAACGCTTTTAAAGCGGTTTACTAGTGGGGAGGTGGGTAAGTGGTTAGGTTAGGTGCAGTCATTAGCCCCGGCAGGGGCGAGGGAAAAAGCGCGACCCGCACGGTGCAGTCACACCGGACAGGCCGTCAACACACAGAATCCACCTGTGAGTCAACCGTGGCGCTTTCCGTCCTCGAGGACAGGAAAGAGTCTACACGAATTTCCATTAGTGAAAAAGGCTTACAGACAATGCAGCAACATTTTTTACCGATAGTGCCCTGGATAGGCGGTAAACGGCGGCTGGCAAAACAGATTTTACCGCGCTTCCCGGCGCATATCTGCTACGTGGAACCGTTTTGTGGCGCAGCTGCGCTCTTCTTTATGAAGTCACCCAGCAAAGCGGAAGTCATTAACGATATCAACGGCGAGCTGGTCAATCTCTATCGGGTGCTGAAACACCATCTGGAAGAGTTTATGCGCCAGTTTAAATGGGCGCTGGTCAGCCGAGCGATGTATCAATGGTTAAACATTACGCCTACCGAGACCTTAACCGATATTCAGCGGGCAGCCCGTTTCTATTACCTGCAAAAACAGGCGTTCGGCGGCAAGGTCGCGGAGCACACTTTTGGCGTGACCACCACCAGTGGGCCGCGGCTGAACCTACTACGCATGGAAGAAGAGCTGTCGCTCGCTCATCTGCGATTATCACGCACCACCATTGAACAGCTGGATTGGGCCAGCTGTATTGCCCGTTATGACCGTCCGCACACGCTGTTCTACTGCGACCCGCCGTATTGGGGTACTGAGGGGTATGGGGTGGATTTTGGCCTGGAACAATATGAAAAACTGGCGGGGATGGGACGAGACCTGGCGGGAAGGATGATTATCTCCGTCAATGATATTCCTGAAATGCGGGAAGTATTTCAGGGGTTCGAGATGGAGAGCGTCCCAATCCGCTATAGTCTCAACAGCAATCAGCCCACCCAACGGCGTGAGCTGATTATTACCGTCAAATAACCCTCTTTCGCGGCAACGAATGAAGGGAAGACTTAAGCGCGGTGACGAGTGGATTTTTTCTCTGCCATTGCCGTCAAGGTACGTTTGGCCACTTCGCGTGTTTCGCCGGGAATATGTCGAAAGGCCGTTAACACTTCCGCTTCTTCCTCATCTCTCACCACATCGAGCGCACTGGCTTCATCACTGCGCTCCCCGGTCATCACATAATTAAGATCGACACCTAACGCTTTCGCCGCGATTAAGTAGCCCGCATCAGGATGTCGCTCACTTTTTTCATAGTTGTACTGAGTGAGCTTTTTAACCCCGCATCGTTCGGCGAAGATCTCCTGGCTAAGCCCCAACCGCAGGCGCTCGGATTTGAGGCGATCTCCCACACCTTCGAGTGTCAGCGTGACCCACTGCTGTGCATCAACGGGTGTTTGTTCATCGCTCGCAGCAACCGACGAGGTTTTGCCCGCCAGTTGTTGGCTTAACTGTTGCAGCTGCTTCTCTTTTTCAGCCACCAGTTGCTGGCTGCGTTTAAGCGCCGCTTCATCTTTACGTAATGCCGCCTTCAACTCCCTGACTGACATGCGGTCGACCTCATCCAGCGTCAGGCCCGCGATAGTGCCGCCTTCGGCGAGTTCGGCCAGATCTTCGTCACCTTGGGTCATCAACTCAAAGAGTTTTGCTTTTCCAAGACCGGCAAACGTCTGCCGTTGTGACTCCAATCTAGGTGATGTGTATTTTATGGCGGCTTGCATAATCAAACGCGCGGTTCTATCAGCAAGTCCTAATTGTTCCGTTACAATTTTTGTAAACTCACCGTATGGCTCATTCTCTTTAATAATAATTAGCCGTTTCCCCGCCTCCAGCATGGCTTCGGCACTCTGCGCCATATAGAAGCGCGCTTCATGCACAATACGTTCTCTTTCATAGGGCAGACCATCCCCAAAACGCGCCATCACCTCCTGCTGGGCGCTGTTTTCTGCATTTTTTTCAGGGTATGCAATTGACCCCCCCCCCCCGCAATCGTGATATTGTCCGATGTACTCATAGACAGGCTAGCTGCTGCTTTTTTCTTTGCCATACAGGTCTCCTTTAGGCCGATAACAGCCCGTGGTTTTTAACGGTAATAAGAAACATACAAAAACAAACAAAAAAGACTTTACATCATTTTGAATATCAATGTATATTTATTTTTAACTTTTCATAACGGAGATAACACCATGTCACTGCAACACCCCGCTGACTTTAAGTGCAGTTTTTATAACAGAATCTATCAGGACTACCCGACGGTGGCGGCGTGGGCGCGCCAATCCGGCTTCAAACCCTATCAGGTTTATATGTTGCTTGATGGCTCCTGCCAGGGCTGGCGCGGGGAAGCCCGCAAAATCAAACAGGCGATTGAACAAATCATGGGTTCCCCCATGCCATCGGGCAAAAAGCGCCATAAAAAATAACATTCGCCTGTTTCACTGACGGTAACACAATTTCCATTAATGAAAAAGAGGCATCCGATGAAAAACACCTTATTACTGCACCCGTCTTCACGCACACGGCGGGCGCTGCGTATTTTAAAAGCCATGAAGGGGCATTACCGAGACGGCCTATCTAATAAAGCCCTAGCGGCGCTAATCAATGACTCCCCGGCCAATATCAGTCGTACTCTGCCATTTTTAGTCGAAGAGGGCATGGTTGAGCAGCGCTTCAATGGGAACTACGCCCTCAGCGAGGAATTGATACAGATTGCGCTAGCCTTTTTCGATGAAACCGAACGGGCGCAAATCAAGATGGCAGAAAAACGTGGCCGCTGCGTAGCCTCACCGTCAAAATTGTAAGAGGGAAAAATAATGGGTAGAAAAGCGTTACCGATGACGGCTGAAATAGCCCCCGAACAGCCCTTAGCACCGGATTTAATGAACAACCTTAACGCCCTGGCTGAACATCAGCAAGCCATTATGGACAAGTACGGTGAAGGCCTCCCCTATGAACGGGAAAGGATTGTGCATGAAGCCCGCTTCTATATGGCGCAGAGCGCGGAAGCCATGCTGGAGGCGGGGAAACGGCTAATTATTATTAAAGAGAATGAGCCATACGGTGAGTTTACAAAAATTGTAACGGAACAATTAGGACTTGCTGATAGAACCGCGCGTTTGATTATGCAAGCCGCCATAAAATACACATCACCTAGATTGGAGTCACAACGGCAGACGTTTGCCGGTCTTGGAAAAGCAAAACTCTTTGAGTTGATGACCCAAGGTGACGAAGATCTGGCCGAACTCGCCGAAGGCGGCACCATCGCGGGCTTGACGCTTGACGAGGTTGATCGCATGTCGGTGCGTGAACTAAAGGAAAAACTGCGCGAAACCCGTGACAGCCTGGAAGCCAGTCGCCGCCTGGCCAACGAAAAAGACCAAAAAATCAATGAACTGAGTGAAAATCGCCTGCTTACTCAGCATCGCCCATTAGGGGAAGAAGGCATACGCCAGCTCCGTGAAGAAATCGGCCTGGTGGGCTTTGATGTTAAAGCCATGTTAATGGGGCGCTTTCGGGAAGGGCTGGAAAAATTGCATAGCCACAGTGGCGATATCACGTCACATGCCGATTATTTAGCGGGGTTGCTTAATGACATTGAGTTTGAAATCAATGTGTTACGTAGCGATTTTGCGTTACCCTACCACGCGGTGTCAGAGGCGGTACCTGACTGGGTAAAGGCGGATGACAAGGCCGAAGATGCGGATTTTCAGTTACCGGAACACCTGCGTGGCACGGGGCAGGATAACAGCGAGGAGGGGGTGTTATGAACGCCATCCTGACCGAACGCGTACTGGCGATTGCCAAGGCCGCCGAAAAAGCCGGACATGGCGGCAAAGACGCCGTTTATCAGACAGGTTGCCAGGCACTCGGCATTTCCAAAGCCACGCTGCTACGAAAAATCAAACAGGTCAGCGTTAAACCGCCGCGCAAGCAACGGGTGGATTGTGGTACCAGTGCCCTGACGCGTGAAGAAGCCCTGCAGATATCTGGCGTGATGATGGCCTCGCATCGCAAGAACGGCAAGCGCCTTTACAGCCTTGAGCAGGCGGTTAATGACCTGCGGGCCAATAACCTGATTAATGCCGGGTATATGGATAACGAGACCGGCGAGTGGTTCCCCCTGTCGGTGGATGCCATCAGTCGGGCGCTGTACCAATATCGCCTGCACCCCAACCAGTTACGGGCACCGACCCCGTGCGTCCAGTTAAAAACCGAACACCCCAATCATGTCTGGCAACTGGATGCGTCGTTGTGTGTGCTTTATTACCTGAAAAATCCCGCCAAAGGTCGCACTAAGCGCGATAGCGGCCTGCGCATGATGAGTGAGGCGGAATTTAACAAGAACAAGCCCAAAAATCTCGACCGCATTGTTAACGACCGCGTCTGGTCATTTGAGCTGACCGACCACACCAGTGGTTGGATTTACGCCGAGTACCGCTTTGGCGGCGAAACGACACAAAACTTTACCGATGTGCTGATTAACGCCATGCAAGAACGCGGTGGGGCCGACGTCCTGCATGGCGTGCCGCGCATCCTTTATACCGACCCCGGTTGCGCCCTGGTCTCGTCCACCCTGCGCAACCTGTGTAAAACCCTTGGTATTCAACTTATCGCACACAAAGCCCGTAATGCCCGCGCCACCGGCTCAGTGGAAAAAGCGCGCGACATTCTCGAGTGCCATTTTGAATCCGGGCTGCGGTTTGTGCAAGTCAATCATATTGATGAACTGAACCGCCTGGTCGGGTTATGGCGTAAAAAGTATAACCGCACCGCGCTGCATCGCCGTACCGGCATGACCCGCACCGACTGTTGGCTGCGTATTACCCCTGGACAGTTAATCAAGGCACCGCCTGTTGACGTATGCCGTGAGCTGGCAGTGAGCCAGCCGGAAAACCGTAAGGTTAGCACCCATCTTCGCGTGTCGTTCAGGGGGAGTGAATACGATGTACGGCAAGTCCCCGGCGTTTGCGTGGGCGACACCGTACAGATAGTGCGTAACCCCTGGCGTGACAGTGAGGCGCAGGTGGTGATAATCAATGAGGACGGGCTGGAAACCTTCTGCCGGGTGCCGGAAGTGGCGAAAGACGACTACGGTTTTGCCCTCAACAGCCCGACACTCGGCGAGTCGTTCAAGGCATTACCCCACACCCCGGCGCAACACCATCTGGCGGAAGTCGAGCAGACCCTGTATGGCACCCCCACGCCGGGGGAAACCGCCGCCGCGCAAAAAGCCAATGCCTTACCCTTTGGTGGGCGCTTTAACCCTTATCTGGACAATGAACGCGATACCCCACCGATTTACCTCCCCAAGCAGGGGCAGGCCTCCCCGGTTTGCGCGCCGCGTTTTGAAGAGCGATTAAACCCGGTCGTGGTGGTTCAACAGTTGCGGGCGCGTTTTCAGGCGGCGGGCAAGACCTGGCGCAGTGAATTTTACACCACGCTGACCCAGCGTTTTCCGGACGGCATCCCCGCCGACCAAGTCGACGCGTTGGGTGATGAGCTGATGGCGCAGGCGGGCGATGTGGTGGTCAGCCTGGCCAGTCACGGTTAACGGGAGGCCATCATGCTGAAACTGAAAACCCTGTTACAACAACACAGTCTGACCCAGGCGGCACTGGCCCGCGCGCTTGACCTTTCCGAGGCGACACTGGCGCAGATAGTCAATCATCACCAGTGGCCAAAGCAGGACACCGACGCGCTAAAACACCGTATCCGGGCCTGGCTGCGTGACCAGGGTATCGCGGCGGACGACTGCTTTGACGAGGTCACGCCCGACGGCAAGGAAAATCGCACAACACCTAGCAACGAGGAGGACACCATGTTACTGAAAAAACAGGTATTAACCCCTGCCACCAAAAAGCATTTTGGACTGTTTCGCGCCCCGTTTGATGACCAGGCCATGCAGGGGCATGAAGATGTGTTTTTAACCCCGGAAAGCCGTTATGTGCGCGAGGCGTTGTACCAGACCGCCCGTTATGGCGGCTTTATCGCGGTTATCGGTGAATCAGGTTCGGGTAAAAGCACCCTGAGGCGCGACCTGGTTGACCGTATTTATCGGGAAAATGCCCCGGTGGTGGTGATTGAACCCTACGTGCTGGCCATGGAAGACAACGACCATCAGGGCAAGACCCTGAAAGCCGCCAGCCTTGCCGAGGCTATTGTCCATACCCTGGCCCCACTGGAAAAGCTCAAACGCTCGCCGGAGGCCCGCTTCCGTCAGTTACACCGACTGTTAAAAGACAGCAGCCGTGCCGGGTACAGCCATGTGCTGGTGATTGAAGAAGCCCATGCCTTGCCCATAGCGACGCTAAAACACCTTAAACGCTTCTTTGAGCTGGAAGACGGCTTTAAAAAACTGCTGTCTATCGTCCTGCTGGGACAACCCGAACTGGGTGACAAGTTATCTGAACGCCTGCTGGCGGTCAGGGAAGTGGTACAGCGCTGCGAGGTGATTGACCTGCCGCCGCTGGATGACCACCTGGCTGACTTTCTTGATTTCAAGTTTAAACGCGTCGGCGGCGACATAAACAACGTCCTCGGCCCGGATGCGATACCGGCACTGCGTCAACGCCTGAGCTGGCTGCGCCCGAAAAAAGACACACCGGTCAGCCTGCTTTACCCCCTGGCTATCGGCAATCTGGTGACCGCTGCCATGAACCTGGCCGCGCAAAATGCCATCCCGGTTATCGACGCCAATATTATTCACAGTGTGCATTAAAGGAGGCTTTTATGCTGAACCCCGCCGTGACCATTAAAAACCCGTCAGCGATGACCTACCAGGCCATCCAGCAACAGTTCAGGCAATGCCTGTCGGTGATGGACAAACTCAACCAGGAAGGTTTTATCGTCAGTCAGTTTACCGTTGATGGCTATAGCCGTCCGACCCTTACCCTGCTGCATGACCGACGGTGTGATGCCTTACATAAAAACGGCCATGCCGTTCGTTATGCCCTGGGTACCGACCGTCAGGGCCGCTGGGAAAAATACCAGTTCCTGCAAGATAACTGCCGAATAATCTGGGAGGTACGTTAATCATGACAACACGACCTGTCCGTATTACCGCTCGCCAATCGGTTTATCTGGCCAAGACCGTGGATATTACCGAACAGGACTATGAAACCTATTTGTCGATTTGCGAGAACTGCCGTGATGTTGATGAACAAGACCAGCGTCTTGGTGAAATCGCGGCCCGATACAACATGAATTTATTTGAGCATATTCAACACAGCGACGCCCTTGAAGACATTATTTTCGAGCGCGTTTAATCCCCGACATTTTAATTAAAAGGTAAAAAAGATGGCAAAGAAAATAACGCGGCTTAAAGCCGCGACGGGTGCCTGCACGCCGCAAACCCGCGAACAGGTGATGGACGATATTAAACGGCTGGGTGATATCCAGCGGGAAATGACCCGACTGGAGACACAGATTAACGATGAAATTGCGCGGTTAACCCATCAACACGCAGCCGACATTGAAGCCATGAAAGCCCGCATCACCCTGTTACAAAAAGGTATCCAGACCTGGTGCGACGCCAACCGAGAGGGGCTGACCCAAAACGGAAAAACCAAAACCGTTAACCTGATAACCGGCGAGGTGTCGTGGCGAAACCGCCCGCCGTCCGTGTCCCTCAAAGGGATGGACGATATCTTGCAGGCACTGGAAGAAAACGGGCAACACCACTGCATTATTCGCAAGGCGCAGGTGGATAAAAATGCCCTGCTAAAAAATCAGGATACCATCAGGCACCTTAATATTCGCGGCATTACCTTTCATCACCAGCTTGAGGATTTCATTATTACGCCCTTCGAGCAGGAGGTGACCTCATGAGCTATCAGGAAATAAAACATCTGCGCCGTCAGATTGAAAGGCACATAAACCGCGCCATGCATCACCTGCGGGCAGACCATTCCGCCACGGCGTATTGTGAATTTCAAAATGCCTTCGAGATATTGGCCGAACTCATCGTCGACTTAGATAAGGAAAACCCGTTATGAGTATTACCTGCATCAGCTGCCATCAGGCAACCCGTCACCTGAATCCTACCCAGGCAGACATTACCCAACAACCGGAAAGCGGCGAGTGGGGAATTGACCTGCTACTGGCCTGCCCACACTGCGGACAGCGGTATAGCGCCTGGGTACTTAATTGGGATGTCGTGCCGCTAAAAGGTATCACGGCAAATTCGCCATCAACACCACCCCATCATCAAACGCACGAGGTAAATAAACCATGAACCTTGACCTTTGGTTAGTTTTTTTAGGCGGTGCCTTGCTGAGTGCCGTATTACCGGGTGCAGGCGCTATCCTCACCCTTAACCATGCCTTCCAGCGGGGATGGCGCAAGACGCTACCGCTTATTGCCGGTCAGGCGACCGCGCTAGCCTTGATGGTACCCATTGTGGCACTGGGCACGGAAGCGTTGCGCGCTTCAACGACAGCCTGGCTGTTGCTGAAAGGTATTGGCGTACTCTGGTTACTGTTTGTCGCCTACAGAACCTGGCGTGCGCCAGTCATCATGGATGCCTACGATATCGTCACATTGACCAACGGCGCACAACGGTTCTGCTGGGGTTTTCTGACCGATATCACCAACGCCAAAGCGCTCGCATTCCTGCTTGCTACAGTGCCGGTCTTTCTTAATCCGGCCCATCCTTCAGGGCCGCAAATTACCCTCATGACCCTGACGATGGTGATGGTCGATGCGCTGATGATGACGCTCTACGCGGTCATTGCCGCCCGCTTGCGGCCTTATTTTCAATCGCCAGAAACCCGTAAACAACAAAACCACTTGTTTGCCGGTTTCCTGGTGTTCATTGCGGTCAGTCTTTGTTTTATTGAACATCCGACCTTAATTCAGTAAAAGAGGAGAAATCACGATGTGGATATTAATTTTAGCGCTCTACGCCAGCCCCTATGCCGGTAATGCTTTTTCCACTCTGCATACACAGGAGTTTGACACGGCAACCGCCTGTCAACAGGCCGCCAAACAGTTCGCAGAAAAATTTGAAACCTTCAAGGATATTGATGCCAAGGCGATTTGCGTGAAGAAGTCATAGCGGAAAAGCGGCATGTAAACCATTCAATTGTATATTAACAGTATTCATTTTATAATCCTTCAAAACCCGAAGGATTATTTTTTATTCATGGCATAAGGAACCCTGACCTCGACCACAACGATAAAGGACGTCACCGATGACCCGACAAAAATACTTGCAGTTAATCCATATTGCCGCCCACAATCTCAAGCTGGACGACACGACTTACCGCCAGATGCTGCACAGGCTAACGGGGAAAACATCGGCAAAAGCCCTGAATATCGGTCAACTGGCTCAGGTGTTAAACGCTCTGAAAGCCAAAGGCTTCCGCATCCAGCCCCATCACGCCACTACAAAAAAGCAGACTGACCGTCCGCAAATCCAAAAAATGCAAGCCCTGTGGCAGGCAATGGCCCACGAGGGCATTGTCCGGGATGCGTCAGCAACAGCCCTTGCCCACTTTGTTAAACGGGAAACCGGCTGTGATTCGCCTTACTGGCTGGATAGCCAACAGGTCAGCCAGGTTATCGAGAAACTCAAGCAGTGGCAAAAACGCGTGGCGAGGGCAACATCATGCTAGAGAATACCTTTCGTAGCAAAGGGCCAGAGTTACTGGTTGAGCTGGCCGAACACACGGCGCAGACCGTCAGGCAGATTATCGATGTTGACCCCGCCGTTGCCAGCCAGATAGGCGATGCCGTCGCCAGTCAGATGATGGCGGTCTGGGGTGGGCAAAACGTCTATTTCCCGATGGGGTTGATATGGAAAGTCAGCCAGCGTGACCGGGAGATATTTGCTGACTTCAACGGCCATAACCACCACGCACTGGCGCGTAAATACAAAGTCTCGCTACAGTGGATTTATTCCGTGGTTAAACGCGTTAAAAAAGAAGAGCTGGCCCGCATCCAGGGCAATCTGTTTGAAGATGAGGATAAGCAGGCAGGCTGATCATTTATAACGCGCTTTAAGTCCTTCAGTGCTTTTTTGTTACTATCATCGCCACGACCGCATCCATGCAAAGGAGATGAATATGCTTGATTCAACCCTGCTTGATTTACCCTGGGCAACACTCGTCACGCCGGCCTCTGGCTACATTAGCTACTTTATTGCCAATGTCGGCCTGAAAGAACACCATAAACCCATTGATATTCTCTTCTCCACACTGATTTTTAGCCTGTTGCCGACAGCAATATACCACGTGACACTCTGGTGTGGCGTCAATGCTTACGCAGCAGCGCTGCCAAGCGTGTTGTTGGCATTTATCCTGGGTGCATTGTGGCGTAAATATGGGCGTAAACGGTTGTACGTGTCACTACCAATTGAAAAGTGATCCACCCTGCTAAGTAAAATAGGCTTTTTTGTTAAAATCAGTGGTTATTAATACGCCATTATGCCGAAGGCATGCGAGGCGCGAAAAGTACTTATAAACGCGCTCTGAAGCTTCTGCGCGCCGATACGTGAGCGAAGCGAACTTCTGACTGGCATAGCCCCGGAAACCGCGTCAGCGCCCTGCTTGGCGTTTTTTTTTCGATGTAGAGATCGAGCATATGGATGCGATGATGACCACTTGTCGAACTGTCTTATGGTTTTCAAATATCCAAGATTATTTTTGTTATCTTTCTCGTAAAAGAATAGTGGTTTAATTAGCATGGTGGATCAGATTTAAACCGGTGGTGACATGTACGCGTTTCTCCGGAAGCATAATATCTCGTGGTCTGATGCTACCCACTCTGCCTGGCAGCAAATGTTTGGCCTGACGAATTATCGGGTGACCGAATTATTTGTGGTTCTCAAGGATGGTTCTGGCTTGCTGTCACGATTGCCAGGACGATTCGAGGGACTTCCAAATGGGCCTTTTACACTGGGTAATAACGGCGATGTCATTCTTTATGTCACGCATAGAAGTCCGGCAAATAGCGATGAGTGGGTAGATTATGGGGATGTTATTCATCAGGACTACGGCGCTCTCGCCACTTACATCCCTGCAGATCAAATTGCCAGAATAGACATTAGAAGAAGAGCAGCAAAGCCATCAGCCTCTTCTACTGACTGA